TTCCACTAGGAACTGCCATAATAGATCTCCTTTAAAGTAATAGAATAACATAAAGCAATATAATCCCAATTATCCATAAAGAAAATCCAGTTCCAAAAGTGTATACACAAATTACCAATCCACAGCGTTACTTTTTTTGCATATTTTTATAGCTGTTTTTAGGCGCCTTCTGGCGGTCTCTCGACTATAGCCATTAGCCCTTGCAATTTCTACCATGGTCATATTATGAAAGAATCTCTGGTGAAGGATGTTCTGGACTTCTGGAGCAAGCCCAAGCATTACATCCCTAGCTTCCATAGCGATCTTGGCTCCGTTATCAGTCTTTTCAATATTGTCGCAGCCATACTCAATCTTTTTCTTTTTGAGTTTATTCTTGAGTGCCCAGTGCAATTGTTGATATAAATACGAGGTGAACTTGGCCCCTCTTTCGGGATCATATTTATCTACGCATTTCCATAAGGTAAGCATTTTGATGGATTCAATCTCATCCAAATCTATCGCTTTTCTGTATCCACTAGCCACCTTGTTCATTATGTTTACAATATTCGTATCATTGAGATAGTCTTCAAAACTTTTATCCATTTTTTCCTCTTAAAATAATACCACCAATGTTTTTCTTCAATTCTGACAATTCACTCAGACCGTCTAAGTAAACCTTGTCCATATCATCCGAAACAATATATTCCACGTTGCCGTTTGGGCAAACCAGAATGGACCAATACTCTTTGGACTCTAGTTGTTTTTTTACTAGGGTCACCGTAGCCTGAGTGTCTTCATCTGACAACAATTCCTGCTCAGTATAGACACACAGCTCACTTTCTATTGTAGATCTTACATCCTTAATGTCAAACAGTTTTCCAACCCCCATGAAAAAAGAATATCTACCCATGATTTTTAGAGCTTCTACTCCTTGGCATAGCTCTATTTTGGTCGCCGTGCGGTTGGTAACATCAAAGTTGGTATAGCCGACCCAGCAATCCCACCTGTCGGATGGCTTGAGTGTTGATTCAAATGGGTATGGCCCCATGGGCGTATATATGACCTTGGGGGAACTGAGGAATATCTCTTGAGGGGCTTCCATCTCGTGGGAGTCAATGTATTTCGCTGGTGCTTCATCGCTTGGCCATATCTCCGGCGGCAAGTCCTGCATGAAAATTTCTTCTGCAATAGCATTCCAGCTCTCCCAAGCGATTTTCTTGTGTGCCGACATAATGTCCTCCGGTTGTTAAAGTTTGGGAACTCTACTTGGATTAACCGCCAACCTATCCTGATCATCATCGTCTTCTCGGTAATGCTGAATAAGTTTTTCAACAGTATCGTTAATGTCGGCAAGATCTTCTGCATTGTCTATTACACATTGCGCTTTTACTTCGTCAAATATTTTTAGTATTAATTCATCGTGTATTAGCTTATAAAATATGGACCCAATAGCAATAGTGCCAGCTGATCCGGGTAGCCAGTCGCAGTTATAACCTATGGTGCCGTCTTCCTCCACATATACAGTCAATTGGGCGACTATATCCTCAGAGGATTGAGGCGGCTCTTCTGGATAGTAATCTCGCATAATAGGAATCCATCTCCTTGGTTTCTGTGTGTGGAACAAAACTACCACTTTTGATGGTATTTAGCACCCGTGGAATATAGGCGCCATACACAACTTCTGATTCAGTGCTTGATATTCTCCTGAAGTCAACGACACCATAATCCATCCACCTATAGTCAGTTAAGAAATATTTCCCAGACAGATCGGCAATCGTTTCCTCCACGTCCTTAGTAGATATATAAGAGCTAGGCAATTCCTGATCATCAGTAAAAAAAAGATGAGCAGAATAACCGCCCGGTGAATACTTGTCACAGGCCACCACCAAGAGCGTGAGCCTAACCTTCATTAGCTTCTTCCTTCTCCTTAGCGTGGGCTTCAATTTGTTTTTTAAGCTCTTGAACCACATTGAGTTCCGACGACGCTTTTTCGTATTCTGTGAGCGCGCCCATGAACTTGTTCAAATTGTCCTCGCGCCGTTGATCTTGAACAGAAATATTCATTTCGTATGCATATCTGTCCATTCTTGCTCTGCAATCACTTTCCGCAGCTCCAATTATGTCCATTTTAAATCTCCAGTTAGTTGTCTAGACACCAAGCTAGTGCCATGAAATATCTATTTAGTGTTTCTTTTTCCTCTGCGCTAAGAACATGGTTCTCATCACCAACTACAGACTTCATTAGGTTGGTAAGGTCTTCTCCAAGGGACGGGTATTTTCCCTTCAGTGATGAGCCAAATACATTCTTGGCAGCCAGTGTATACACGTCATTAATTTGTTGCGCGTCTGTTGGGTAATCCAATAGCCTGCTTGCGAAAACCTTGTTAAAGACACATAAGTTTAATCTATCTCTAACATTTGTTACGTTGGTGGCTATGTATGACACCTTGGATATCGCGTCCTGATCGGGCGCAACTATGTCTACTTTAGGCGATATTGGCACAACATCGGGAATCCGTTCCCTAATGTCGTTCCAAAAAAGACCAAGAATTATAATCAGTAAACCCAGTACCGTACTAAAACGGCGGCGGCTGTTTGTCATCTTCTTCCTCTTTAACTGTTGATGGTGCTTTAGCCTTTAACAACAGCGGAAATAGATCTTCAAGTCTGTTATAAGCATCCATTAGGCGAGCTTCCCTGCAATGATCTGCCAGCGCTTCCCATTTTTTTACAATGGCGGTTAGGTCTGTGTCATATATAACATCCCCAACTGTTTTTTCTGCGCTGCGTTCTACGGTAAACAAACCCAAAAACAGATCCTTAATCGTGGGAAAAAGGACTAAAACACCCGCTCCAATTACAGCTAACTGAAGATTAGTTAATTCTTTTACAAAGTCCAACATTTTATGCTTCCTATATTCCTATTGAGAATTTGTTACGTGGTCTCGCGCACAGTGTCACCGATTACCCATGCCACCACAATGGTCGCTACCGATACAAGCTGGGTCTGATCAAGTTCAATCCCGACAGTTTCAGATGCCACAACGGCGATAAGCCCCACGGCGGAAACCCAGAATCTTCGAGAAGTGATTAAAGCTTTGATTTTCGGACTCATTTTAGTTCTCCAAAAAAAGTAATAAAATTAAGAAAGCACGCGCCCTCTATTTTCGATCAAACAGCGGAAACAACTTACGCTTCTTGGTTGTCATGCTGCATGAGCATGACACACACGCACATGACTTACTATTGCTTGCTGCTGTTTTTGCATGGTAAGGACAATCTGTCTCATGCCCATCGCCATGTATTATTTTGCCAGTACCGCCACATATACATTTTGTCGGGTCCGGATCTGGAACCAACGGCCCGTTATCTGGTATGTCTGGCGACAAACCAAACACATCGCCTTCTGCTTGCGCGAATGCTTGGGTTGTGTTGTTTATTATAGTGTTTATATCGTCGTTTGTCAAGGAATACTTTGAAGAAAATCCAAAATCTCCCATAAAAAGAGCGAAGCATATGATCGTAATGCCCGCAATAACTGCCCTACTAGATGTGGGGGCCTTTGTTTTGCTACTCATTTAAAATACCTCATCTATGCTCCATTCGATTTCTCTTGACGGAAAACCATCCACGTTACTGAATACCCAAGCACCACCCCCAGACAGCATTCCCCTTGCGTCTTTTTCTCTAATCCAAAAACTCCCGTCCGGTTGGTCGAGTCTCTTTGGGCCGCTGTTCCAGACACCCCAAGAATTTTGTACTAGAAATAGGGTTTCCCTATGTGCCTCACGACTGTCATCACAGCCAATCCAAGCCATAGCATGGTTCCACCCCTTGGATCTTTTAGCTATGCCGTTTTTGTCTCTCCTACTAGAGAAACCATAGCCAGAGCAAACAGACACTGAGTAGCCATTTGCCAGCGCGTCCTTTGCCTCTTCTACCGTTCTAATGCTCGAAATTGTTTTTACTTGGTGTTTCTGTGCTTCGTTCTCGTATATACTATCTGGAATCCTATGATTTGCGCCAAGGGTAGAATTATACCTAGATAAATCCACATCGCCATAATTTTTTCTAATAAGAATGCCACCATTCTGATGTACGTATCTGGCTGCCTCAGAGCAGGTCATGCCTTGGCCCCTGTGGCCTCTTGATTGATAGATAGCTTCCGTTGCTCCACGAGCCACAAAGTCTTCCTTTTGGCTATCTATGTCGATCTCAACAGCTCTTGTTATGTCTACCGCATTTCTGGTTGCGTGAGCGACACAATCACCCGTAGTTTGTCTTTCGCATGGACCAAATCCAGAATCAAATTTAAGCACAGATTTGAACGGCAGTGACTTCTTGCCATCGCCACTGCTTTGTAGGTGGTGAGCAGCCGCGCCAAAAACAGGCATTGGTAATTCACCCATGAGTTTTGCAACATCCTCTGGGTCACATACGCTACCCACAAATCCGTCTCTATACAGATTTAATATTTTTCTAGGTGTGCTGAAGTCCATCAAGCAACTCCTCAACTGAATTGTGCCATGAAAACTTATTAGCCGTATCTATGCCAGCCGTGTTAATGGTTTCGTTTCCTTGTTGTTTATTTTGATGCACCTGCCTCATATGTGAGACTAATTGCTCTTTGTTGCTATCCGACAGGTGGGCCCATTGACCACAGGAGCCATCAAAAAAAACGCCATCATGCGCGGTTTCGAGATCTGTTGTGTTTATTAAGTGAGTGTTTGTCTCGTCACAAAATTCTGTATGCGCCGAATAATTTGTTGCGATAACCTGTTTGCCGCAGGCCATCATCTCTAGTAGTTCTAAATTCCAGCCTTCTGCCCTAGCGGGAAATACGCCACAATCAGCTTGGCACATAATATTATACACATCTTGGTGGCCAACCTGTCTTGGAATTATTCTAATCTTATCTCCCAAGGGGCTCTCTTTATACAGCCGCTGCCACGCTTGATTCTGTTCACCAATAAAGGGATTATCACACATCATCCAAAGCTCAACGTCGTCAGAGCTGCTAAATGCGGCAGTAAAGCACTCCAGCAAAATATCGTGCCCCTTGCGCCTCTCCCATTTTCCACAGTTAAAAAATATTGTAGATTTTCGCGGCTTTAAGGTGGCTGGTTTAAAAATACTTGTATCCACGCCCAGCGGTACAACATGGACATCTGTTTCGTTGAATTGGGTATTGTCCACTATAATTTGTTTTGCCCATTTAGAACACACAAAGATGCTGTCGCAATGATGAAGGCTGACCACTTCTTTTTTGTTAAATTCATTTAGCTCAAAAATAGGAAATCCGAAGTACCTACCATTACCCACCCTTGTCTGAAGATCATGCTGGTGCCATATTTTTATGCAAGGAGAATCTGCGCTATGGCTTTCTTGGTTTGAGATTGCAGCTGCTACGCATTCGTCTATATCAATATTTTCTATGGGGCCGATGGGGTAAAGTGTAGTGGACGGATATAAGTTATATAACGTTTTTAATATATTGTATCCAGCTACACCGTACCCCAAGCTGTTAATGGGGGCAAGGATATTTATCAATGTTGTTCCCTCTTTTTGTGTTCCTAGTTTTATAGTCTATAGAACTAATTCCTGTACAACTTTTCCACCATCTACGATTTCTATTGGCCTATCTCCGGGGGCCATGAGTTCTTTGTCGGAAACAATTCCTAAGCGATTATAGATAGTTGCGGCCCAGTCCTCAATTGCGAGGGCGTTGTCTTCGGGTTCACTTGCTGTGGCATCAGATGAGCCATAAACCATACCCCTCTTTATGCCACCGCCAGCAATAATAGTGCTAAAGACTTTGGGCCAATGGTCTCGACCAGCATTGCCGTTGATTTTTGGAGTGCGTCCAAATTCTGATGAAACACAAACCAAGGTAGAATCAAGCATTCCACGATCATCTAGATCCTCTATGAGAGCAGCAAAGCCTTGGTCAAATGCGGGCAGCTGTCCCTTAATTCCATTTGCTATGCTG